AATACGATTAACAAGATAAGCAATATCAAATGTTTCAACATTCCAACCAGTGACTACATCAGGTTCTAAGTTGTCCCATATCTCCATGAACTTTAAAAGTAATTCTTTTTCGTGTCTTGTTTTATGATACACAACATTTGGATTATCTGTTTTGTAATCAAAATTATCAGTACCAATAACATGAGTTTCATCATGTCCAAAAAGTTTCATGGTGATAGCATTGACTCTTTCTTCTGCTTCAGTTGGTTCTGGAAAACCATTTTCACATTCACACTCAATATCAATATTAAGTATGTTGATGTTCTTGATATCAAATTCTATGTCTGACGGATATGTTTCTGATAGATAAGTATACTCCCATGAATCTAACCCATGAATATCAATACCTGTATTATCATATTGTTTTTTCCAATGTCTTGCATCACTTGGTGATTTGAACTTCTTCGATTGAAGATATTCACCTGAAATAGATTTGTGTGCTGTTGCTTTGTTTGTCGGTATATAAAGAGTTGGTTCGTATTTCAATCTCTTGAGATACTTCTCACCATTCTTTACACCTCGAACAAGTATAAAGTCTTTGTATCTTTTTACATTAGTATAGTAGTGCATAATATATAATTATACAATAGAAATGCCATAATGTCTATACCATTCTGGTTTCTGTTGTATCCTTTCTTCAATCCTTTGTAATACGATTGATTGATCTTCTTCTGAAGGATCCCAATCATTAAAATAATCTGTAGGAAATTGATATGTTTTAAAGTGTCTATGTTGATCTAACTTATATCCTCGTTTCTTTAGTTCTTCTCTAATCTCGTCATATCTTTTAAAAAGATATCTACCTTTGTCATAGAAAAACATTACATGACCTTTACCCAAAGTAAATTTCTTAGGGATTTTGTTAGAGTTCCAACTCTCTGATTTTAGTGATCTCTGTAAGGCAGGTCCTATCATGAATATCTCACGATACTCTGCCATTAAATGTTGATCAGTTAAATCTTCTACAGGGATTATATTGATTCTTGTCAAATTACTCTATCAGGTGTAAAGTGTGATTCAACAGCTTGAAGTTTTTCTTCTGCTGCAGTGAGTAAGTTGAGTTGTTCATCAATAGCCCCAACGATATCAGGATGCTCTCCAATACCGACAGACTGTTTCATATACACAGCAATATTTGCTTTTGCTGATGCAATTTCACCTTGATATCTCAATTTAAGAGCTTCTCTTAATTGTTTATCTAATTCCATAATTAATCCATAACATCTATATCACGCAAACGATTCATTAATCTTCTAGCACGATTATAGACTTGTTTAGCCCATTTGGAGTCCATACCTTCTACAGAAGCTTGTTTGTAATCACCTTCATTCAAAGCTGCAAACATTTTTTTGAATTTTACTAATCTAGTCAATCCAAGATTGAATGCCATATTAGCAATAATCAATTTTACTTCTTCTGGATAGTCTCTCCAATTATTGTGAAAACGATCTTCACATTCTTTTAGAACAATATTTAAATCTTGAAATAATAGTTCATCACTTCTAGTTTGTGTAATAGGAGTACCTTCGCCTAATCCATATTCTTCATCACTCTCTAAAATTAAATGACCTACACCTACAGTTGGATAACCTAGATGATCTAAGTATACTTCTAATACTTGACCTTCATCAGCTATAATTTCTTCTCTAAGTCTTTGTCTAAACTCTTTACTATATTCCATTGTTAAGTTCCTCTAGCCCTTGATTGGCTAACAGTTCTATGAGTATATTACCCATGAGTTGGTTGAATTCTTGATCTTCTGAAATAGTGTCAACTAATTCATCAGGACAAGAACGAACAGCTCTTTCAAAATCTATTGTTGGTGTTTCACTTTCTTCTCTAGGTATAAAATTAATTTTACCATACTGATAAACTATACCTTTGTAATCACCCTTTAAGATTTTGATGGCTCTTTCTCCATTTTGATGAACGACTTCTGTATAGAGACCATCATCAAATAATGGATAATGAGTATTTATAGTGTTATCTTCCTTGACCACGATAACTCTTATGAGACCTTTTCTTTGATTTATTCATAGTAGACATACTAATTTTTACTCTACGACCTCGACCACCTCTTCCATTTGAAGATGCTTTTCGACCTCGTGAGTCTCTACTGAATTTCCTAAAAAGTAAGGCCATTACTTCTTAGGTTTATTTTTTGAACCCTTAGGTCTTCCACGACCTCTTTTAGCAGGAGCTTTTTTAGTTGGTGTCTTACCATCTTTATAAGCTTCGTTTACATTTGCAGTAGTAGGATCATCAGCAACATATCTACCTTTAGAGTCTCTTGCTCTGACACCTGTTGGTTCACTACTGAAAAAGTTTTTTAGTGCATTCCAAAATGACATAATATATTTCTCCAATAATTTATTAATATACATTAATTATACTACCGAATCCTCAGGTGTCAAGTTTTTTCGACACCTGAGTCTTCGAATTTATTTATTCAGATAGAAATACTTTCTTATCTGATTTTTTGAGACTACCAATCTCAATAGTTCTAGCTTTCTTTTCTTCTGGAACTATTCTTTCAGCGTAAATGGTTAGAATACCATTCGAAAGATCGGAACCTTTAATCACAACATCATCTGCTAGAACAAAATTTCTAGAGAATTTTCTTTGTGAGATTCCTTGATGAACAAACCCACTATCTTTCTCACCGATATCACCTTCTACAGTAAGATTGTTTTCTTTAACAGTAATTGTTAAATCTTCTTCACCGAACCCAGCTACTGCTAGTTCAATTAAGAATGTATCCTCTGTAGAACCTTTACGAATATTGTAAGGTGGATAGTTAGTTTGTGGTATTTGTCGAACTCTGTCCAATTGTGTAAACATATTGTCAAAGCCGATTGTGAAAGGAGAGAGTTCTCTCCAGATTGCTTCATTTATAGTCATATTTCCTCCTAATTAAAGCAAGGTTAAAAAAACGTAGACCCTAATGGCATCTACATAATATATTTATAACAGAAATTAACTCTGTTCTAAATAAACTTTCATTAATTCATTCTTTTTACTTTCCCAAAGTTTTTTCATTTCAGGGTCTTGAGCTCTTTCTTCTGCTCTTCGTAAAAAGAAAATTCGTCTAGTTAAAGACTTTCTTAAAAAATCATTTTTCATTTTTATTACCTAAATATTTTTGATATTTTATTCTATTTAAAACTGTTTGTTTGAATTTATTTGTTGGATCAAAGTTATTGACCGAATGTCTATTGACTGTAGCTCTGCAAGTGAAACAATCACCTTCTACTAGTGATCTATACACAACATCAGCTTTTGATTCGGTTGTATTGTCTTGTATTTGTATTCTCTTATTATCAGAAAAACACATTAAATCATTACCTTCTCTATCTACAAAATTATGAATATAGAAACCTCTACTTGTACCCTTTCCGGATACATACTTTAAAGTCATATCGTATCTTTTCTTTTCTTTACCAACAAAAGAACCTGTGGGTTCATCATTTTTGTGTTGTTCTTTTAGATTTTCTCTATCTATTTTCTTTTGATGATACATCATTGAATTTCTAATACCGTTAATCTGTTTAATTGATATTTCACCTTTCAAAGAAAGATGATTATAAACATCTTGTAAAAAGTGATTATTTTTTCTATGACCATTATTACATAAAAATTTAAAGATATCTAAATAATCACTTTGAAATTTTTCTAATGTTATTTTCATTATGTACATATTATACAAAAAGTGTACCCGCGGTTTCAAGTTTTAATTCATGGGAGTCTTCAAACTGTAACCCATTTTCATCTCTCAGCTTTTTTAATGAGGTAAGGCCTCCTCGCGAAGTTGTGTTCACTCTTTCCCAACCAGACCGCGGTCCAGCATTTCCAGTTTCGTTTATCGACTTCAACCAACCAACCAACTTTTCAAGTCTCAACTTCATTACATATAGTATATCAAAAGTGTACCTGCGATATCAAATGTGACATTTATGTGACATAAATACTTATATGACATATTTAAGAAAAAAATTAAAGAAATTTCATAAGATTATGAAATCAGGAAGATTACAGAAAGTAATTCACAAATTTATACCAGAGTCTCAATCTTTGTAAAGTTTACGAACCTCACCATCTATTATTGGTGCGTACATTTTAACAGGTTCTTCTTTACCTTTGACTTTGACTTCACCTAATATACTCATTGGTATATCACTACATTGAAGATACGAATATTCAGACACGATTATAGGTGTATCTTCTTGTCTCGTTTGTGCTTCTAATCTAGCTCCAAGATTAACAGCGTCACCAACAACACTATAATCCATTCTTGTTTCTGAACCCATATTACCTACAATACATACACCCGTATTCACACCAGTACCAAATTTGACTCTTGGTAATCCCATATCTTTCATCTTTTCTTCTAGTTCGTCACCTAGAAGTTCTATTTCGATTGATGTTTTAACAGCCATCTCAGCATGATTAGGACAAAGGATCGGAGCATTCCAAAATGCCATAATACAATCGCCCATATACTTATCAATAGTACCACCATTCTTTAATACAATCTTAGTCATTTTATCTAGAAACTCATTGATCAATTCTACTAATCCCTCTGGATCATCTTCTTTCATATAACGCTCACTTATGGGTGTGAATCCAACAATGTCGGCGAACATGAAACTCATCTCTTTTCTTTCACCACCTAGTTTCATTAGACTTGGATCTTTGACAATCATATCAACATATTCAGGTGATATGTAAGTACCAAACTGTCCTTTAATTTGTTGTTTGAGTTTGAACTGAACATAGAAGTTGTTAAAACTCGAATGACTAAATATAAGTATCAATAAGATAAGGGGATATGAAAAATCAATCAAGATTCCGGAAGCGAAGACTTCAAACCCAGCGAAGACAACGCCGGTTACACTCCCACCGAAAACTAAAGCTGATAACCATATCGGTAAATGATAAACCGATAGGAGAAGTATTAGTCCCAAGAAAAACATTAGACTTACCTCACCCAATAGAACCCATTGAGGTCTACTAATTTGTTTACCACCTGTAAGAGTATGAATTACTGATGCTTGAATATCATGAGGATATTTTAGACCCATTGGCGTAGTAACTAATGGTGAGATACCTTCTGCTGTTGTACCAATGATAACTGTTTTACCTTGAAGATCAGGTAGAACATCACCATATTGATATCTCTCAAAAGTATTAGTCCAATCTACATATATTGATCCTGTGTAATCTGTTTTAACAGGTTCATATGGTGGTATTCTCATATTCTCAATACCTGTTTCTTCTACTTTCATTGTATATGATTTTTTGTTCGCCATGACACGAACTGTTTCCATACCAAAACTAGGATATAATTTATTTTGTACTGAAATGACTAATGGTATTCTTCTTACTGAACCATCAACTTCTGGAGATGACGATAACATTCCTACCCCATCAGCAGCTGATCCGTGTATATTATTTACTATAGAGTTGTACCTGTAAGCAAAGGTTGTTGCATCACCATTACCTAAAGTAGCAGTTCCTACATGAGGTGCTACACTTTCTAACCCCTTCTGAGATGTAGTTGATGACAAAACAATACCATTATCTTTTACCCAAGATGAAAATATCTCGTCACCACCAAATCTATCTACATCAGCAAACATAGTAGTGAATCCTATCACACCAGCATTACTGTTTCTTAAATCTGATATCATCTGAGCAAATTGATGTCTTGGAAATGGCCATTGACCAAATTGTTCTAAAGATTTTTCTCCGATATCGATAAGAACTATCGATTCGTTTTGAACTTGTTCTTCTGCTTTCTGATAATAATCAAAATTGATTACTCTGAGTTGTTCTATAATATCAGGATCATAAACTCTGAGTCCGATTAAACTGACAAGAACTATTATACATGACCAAATAGAAGTTAGTTTCATTGTTGAGTTACACTAATCGAACAACCACTAGCTGTCTGACAATTTTGTGATAAAGAATATGATTGAGATGTATTTCCTTTTTGTAGTAAATCTAAATCTGTAGGATAAGCACCATTCAATTCGATTGTTGCCGTATGTGCACCATTGTCTCTTTGATTAATCCATACATCATTACCATCATTGTTAATTGTAAGAGTTAATGTTTTGTCACCATTCTGTGCTTGTCTAGCGAATACATCATTATCATCAGCGTATATATTTACAGTCATAGAATGTGATATACTACTTGTATCCATCTTTTGACTTCCAATAAATTTATTATCATCACCATGTATATCTAATCTTACAAAGTTTCCACCTGGTTCATTACCGTCATAGTCCCAAGTTGGTGACCAGTTAGAAGTATCATTCAATGAATAACCTTGTCCAAATTTTACTGTATTGTCATCACCCCAAATATGAAATTGAAAATCGTTATCATTACAATTTGAAGTTGAACACTTTTGACGAATATCTATATTATTTCTTAGTCCGTCTAAATCACCACCCCAACTATATCCTGAACCCCATGCATCAGTATAACCAATATAGTTTTTATTTCCTAATTGTAAAAGATTAATAGTGTTGTTATTGTGATCAAAAGAAAATCTAATTAAATTATCATGTCCAATCTGTTCAATACTTAGATTTAAATTATCACTACCACCTGTAGCGACTTGATCTAAATGAATATGATTAGGATCAGCCAGACTGTTTAATGATAATAACGACACTATCGCCGTCATTAACAATAATTGAATTTTTAACACCTTCATTTTCACTCTCTATTTTTACTGCTGATTCAATTGGTACTCTTATATCTATGATTCCGTTAACTTCTCTATAAAACCATATCTGACCTGTTGAATCATCTATTATTGTATTATATTGAGTATTCTTATCGAATCCCAATGCTGTACCCACTATGTTACCTTCAGTGGATCCTGTTTTACCTTTGTCTCTTTGTTTCTGTTTTAAAATGTTTACTTCTTCGAAAAGTTTAAGAACATCTTGAAGAAAGTCAACATCTAATAAATCTATATCAAGTTCTGAGAACTCTAAATCTTCACCACCATCATCCCAATCTTCTTTTAAATAATCTATATCAAGATCATTAAAATCTAGAAGACTGTCACTACTATCATCTTGAGTTTCTGCAGCTTCGTCTGTAGCATCTTGAACTTCTTGTGGTGGTGATACAATAAACATATTATCTATTGCATCTAAATTCATAATATTATCTAACACTACAGGTTGTACAGGTGGTGTCGATATACTAGACACCATTGTAGCTTGAAATGCTTCATTCAAAACAACTACACCACCTTCATTCGTAACTGTTATTTCACCAGACGGACTACAATCACCATCAACTGTACATTCTGTTTCAGGTAGAAGTATTACTAAACTCCGACCAAGTTCATCTACACTAGTTGTAAAACTTGTGCCTCGAACACCAATCGTTGCCGTTGGTGTTGTAATGACGATATTTTCTTTTGGTACTAGACCCAACTTACCTGTTGTAAATCTAGCTGTGCCTGATACAAAACTCATAGCCATTTTTGACTTTGAGGGATCAGGATCAAAATAATATTCGTCTATTACTACTTCGGTATGCTCTGTCAACTTCAAGTTAGTTTCATCAATAAACTTGATGTTCATTCTACCTTGAGCTGTTTCTATAGAATCTTTAAAGTATATGTCTTCTCCGATTCCACCGGATAAAGTTTCACCTGTATCTCTTACTATACCAGAACTACCATTGTGTTCTGTTATATCACCTATATCATTTGCATAAACAAAAGTAGTAAATAGACAAAAATTAATCGCCAGTATCTTTTTGATTGATTGTAATTGTAGCATTTTCACTATCAAAATCTGCAATCAGTTCACTATGACACGAATTTACACCACTAGGGCATGTTCCAGAACTCTGAACAATATCAATATTACCATTAGACTGAATTAACTCTAAATCAATTTTATGATAAGCTCCATCAGTTTGACTTGTATTAACATCATTTGAACTACCTGTAACATCTAAATCGTATGTTGCGTCGTCAACTTCAACAACAGTTGTAAATACATTAGAACTACCTGTAACATCTAAATCAAAATCTAGTCTTTCAGAAGATTGAGCTGCTCCCCAATCTAAGTCCATAGTGTTTGAACTACCTGTCCAATTTGCTAATAAGTTAGATGAGTCAGCTGAACCTGATGCACCAATAGTCTGATCCCAATCATTACTACTACCTGTCATATTGACACTATAAGTAGATTGATCGAGAATCATTGGTCCATAAATTTTGTTCATGTTACCAATCATATCAAAATTAATTGTATTAGTTGTACCTGTAATTACCATTGCTGAACCACATAGTCCGCTTGATATGGATCCACATAATTTGTTACCATATCCAATCTGATCAATAGTTAATGTAAGAGTATCACCTGTTTGATCAAGTTTGATTGCATTATCAGTTGTTGCTTCAGCAAATAATAAAGTTGGTGTAAATAATACTAATGCTAAAATTTTATTTAACATTTTCATTTTCTTTTTCCTCGTTATTATTAGTTTCTTCTGGCCATTGAATTGTCCAAAAACCTCTTTCATCGCCTTGAAGAATTAATTCGTAAACAGCAGCTTCGATTGCTGATCTTACACTTCTGGTTACACTCTCATTCTCGGTCATTCCGTCTTCAACTTCTACTAACTGAGTATCCATCTCAACGAATCTAAACACATCAAATCCTTCAGCGACCGATAAAATTGTCTTTGATGTTTGTACATTTAATAAAATTTCACCTGTAAGAACACTTACTGCTCTCAAGTGAACAACTACGATATCTCTACGGTAAGCTTGTTGAGCACCTATGCCAAGATATCTAGCACCTCTTCCTCCAGTTTCTATATTGGTATCGTACCCAATAATACCACCTTCAAGAATAATCCCAGCGAATAAGAGTGGTGCTAATTTTTTCTCCTCTTGATACGCTTCTCTTGTTGTTCTTACTATTTGACGCTCTCTAGTCAAATGGTCTATACCAACTCTTTCTACTACACGAAACCATGTACCATCACCCGCTGTTTTCAGAGCATCAATTAACATAGTCTCTGTACCTTGTGATACTGCTGTACTAAACATAGCTGCATCACCTTTCTGTTTTCTTTGACCTGTTTTATCTAAAAACTTATAAACTGCTATAACAGGTTTTTCTACAGCTGGTGGTAGATTCAATAGTTTTTCGTGTGTTGGTAATTCTATAGTTTTAGGTTCTTCTGCACACTCAACAAAACTTGCACAGTTAGTATCGTGTATTCCTTTTACACTTACCATAGATGCACAACTACTTAATAGTAGAAGGCTAACAACACCTATCCCTATCCTAAAGTTCACTTAACCTCCGAATGAACCATTACCAATTGGTATGGTTATAATTGTCTCTGTTCCGTCTTCGTCAACAATAGTTAAAACAATAACTTCTTCACCGAGAACACACCCTGTCATTGCTTCTGTATCACAAGTTGTTTTTAGATATGATATTGTATTACCTTCTAAAGCAAAACTACCAAAATCAGATTCTACACAGGTTGGATCTAATGTTAAATCACATTGTTTAAATAATGAATCAACTAATTGTTTTGAAAGTTGTGAGTAAATACGGCTTTCTAAGTTCCTTATGAACTTAGCCATTGTTGTGTTTTCAGCTTCTCTCTGAGCTGCTAATAAAGCTGATTCTATATCTTTTTGTATAGCATCTCGTCTAGACTTTTCTTGGTTCTCAATAGTGAGATAATGTGCTGATGTACCTACACCTGAAAAGCTAGGATTTTTAAATTTATGAGTAAGTTCATCTGTATGTACACTAGGGCTTAAACCTACTAAACCAAATACAAATATACTAATTAAAGCGACTAACTCTAAATTATTTCTTATTTTTTCTTTCCTGTTTTTCACTAGTTACCTTAGCTAAAGCTTCTTTTTCTTCAGCATCCTCTAAAATCATTTGTCTTTCACGATATTCTAGTACAACTTTCACTTTTTGTTGTAATCTAATCATATCGTTATCTAACATACGATTCGCATCAATACACTTAATAAGTGCTAGATGCATTGTTTCTATCTCAGGTTCTAGTTTATCTGTAATATATTTCCATACAAAGTATATAAAATATCCCATTCCTAGAGCCATTATAATGGGAAATCCAAAATCACTTATAGCTTGAGCTAAAGCATCCATTCCGTCCATCAATCTCTCCTCACATCAAGTTTCACATTCTGAGGTTGACCTTTTTCATTCGTTCTAAAGTTCTCAGCTCGTGCTACTCTGTCTATTGGTGGAGTCAATTCTAAAGCACTACTAACTAATAAGTCAATTTTTATCAACTCATTACTACCAACTCTTGCTCTGTCTTCTAACATTTTACAGAAACCTGTTAGTGTTTTGATGTCATCTATAACTCCGTCTAAAATCTGTTTTAGTACTAAGAAGATAAAGAATCCCATCACCAACGCTCCTGCTATTGGTGCTCCGACCTCTGCGATCAGACCTAATATATCCATGCTAATGTTTCTCCATTAATACTAGTATTTATAAAAAAAGGGAGACAAAGACTGCCTCCCTTTCTTATTTTTTAATGGATTTAGATTGAAAAAGACTCACCGCAACCACAATAAGCTGCTGCGTTTGGGTTTACAAAGGTGAATCCTTCGTTGATTCCATGATATTGATAGTCTAGTTGCATACCATGTAGATAATCTACTGATGCTTGGTTAATCCAGATACTAAAGTCACCATAATTGACTTCTAAATCTAGATCATCTTCTTTTCCTTTACAGAAATCAAAGATGTAAGCGTAACCATTACAACCACTACCTTTAACTCCGATTCTGATATTTCTATTATCGTTTTCTTGAGTTTTCTCTTGAAGTTTAATCAGAGCTTCGTCTGTCAATTCGACTATACACGCACTCACTTTTCTTCTTTATAGATAGTCCACAGACCATAAACTAAAGCAGGCCATGCCAATAATTTGACAACTGGTGCTGCGAGGAGAACTAGTAATGACATACCTACTATAGTTGCTCCGTCCCATGATGTTCTTTCGGCTAATCTAGCCTTTACGAAATCTATCATATTTACTCCCTGTTATAGTTAGTCTTATATATTTATAAGAGTTAAGGTGTTAATACCGGCCAAATTGACCGATCTTTATACTTTTCTAGTATTCTTTTTGTTGGTTTATCAGCTACTTCTTCTATACCATTTAAACCAGGGTTTGCGTTGACTTCTAAACAATAAGGTAGTTCTTTCTCTCTATCTTTTGAGGGTAGAAGATCAACACCGACTAGTCTACCACCAAATTCTTCTGCTATTCTAATCGATTCTGTTCTTTCTAGTTCTGTTAATTCTATTGATTCAGCTGTAGCACCCATAGAAACATTACTTCGAATATCATCACTCATAACATTTCTTTTCATAGCACCAACAACTTCACCTTCATTAACAATAACTCTTATATCATAATCTATTTTAATATATTCTTGAAGTAGTAAAGATAAGTACTTATTATATAATAAAGTCATTTGTACTAATGCTTTTAGTGATCTCATACTCTCTACAACAACTACACCGACACCAGTTTGTGATCCAGAAGATGATTTCAATACTACAGGAAAATTAGTATTCAATCTTTTAAATACATCTTCTACTGTTTCTGAATGTACAATAGGTTCTGTTTTAGGGGTTCTAATATCGTATTGTAGACATTTTAAGTAACTCATATATTTACTATTACATAAGTCATAACAATCTATTGAATTCAAAACAAAATAACCTTCTTTTTCAAGATAACTCATCATATCATACCAATGTCTACTACCTGTAAAACCTAATGTACCTAATCCTCTCGGCATGATAATCCAATCAGACTGATTTATTTTTATTGGTTTTTGATATTTGTATTCACCTTTATGATCTGGTAATATAACTTGTAATTCATCATCTAATGGTAAAGAATGAATTTCGTGTCCATTTTCTATTGGATTCATGTGCATACCAACAAAATCAGCATGTACAACATTCAGTCCTAGTTGTTTTGCTGTCTTATCGATTATTGGTGTTGAAGGTGTTTCTCTTGCTGTGTCTCTGACTTGAGCACCAGAATGACTTATAACAAGAATATTATAAGGTTTGATATCTTCTGATAATTGTACGAATTCTTTAAGACTTTTCATTTACTTTCTTCTCTAGTTCTTCTATCCTTTTCATAATCAAAGGATAATCAGCTTCAAATTTAGATTGTTTTTTTGCTAGTTCTATATCGTATTTATGTGACAAATACTCCATAAAAGAATCTAATTTGTCTTGAAACCAGATACCGAAAGTTGTAGTTTGAAACCACTTGTAAAAAGAGGATCCTATGATACTCTTTAACAATAATATAATTAAAGAATACATTTTACTGATTGACTAGTTGATCATATTCTAGATCATTTTCTAGATGCATAATATAATCGTCCATATTATGATCTGCTATAAAATCTAGTCTTCCTTTGAAAATTGTTTTGAGTAATGACCAACCTTTGTCACGAATTCTTTCAGTTGAATAACGACCTAGTTCTTTAACTTCACCTGTAGATTTTATATACAAACATTTACCATTGTGTCTCCAACGAATGTATGTTGGTACACAAGGAACTACATCATTATTATTTACAAATCTTTGATGATTTAAATTAGCATCACACCATTGACTAAACAAAGGACCACCTGCTCTTGGTGAACCAAATGTGAATAATGTATCTATATTATGATGATTTTTATATTCTAATCTCTGTGCTAGAATCGTTGCCATAGCACCACCAAGTGAATGACCACATGCCCAAATAGATTTATTTTTTGATATTCTAGAAAGAAGTTCTTCGACATCATCATAGACTTTATCGACTTCTTCTTTGAATCCTTGATGAATTTTATTACCTGATACTGAATCAGCTTTGAATATTTCTAAGTCAGCGTACACATCATTCATTTCTGAAGGTTCTGTACCTCTACATGCTATTGCAACATCATGTTTACTAGAGAACACATAAGTCTGTGCACCATCTACATCAAACAAGACTGTTTTTGTAAAACCTAATAACTTTGCTGATAGTCTAGCATCTTTTAAATTTGAGTACGCTATTTTAGCTAACTTTGCAAATAATACTCGTTTTTCTTTAACAGATAGATCATTGATCACTATTTGGCGACTCCAATGTTATATTTAGCAACCAGTTTCCAATCGTTTTTTTCTTTGTGAGGTAACACTTTAATTTGACTCATTGGTGCTAAAGGTGTTGACGCTTGTTCACTATGAACAATCTTTAAAAGATTCCATTCTTCTAACAATCTTGCTATAGCATTTCTTCTTGCTATGTCGTTTTCTGTTATAGATGAATCTTTACCATCTAAAGCAAACAATTCTTTAAAGTGTACCAAATAGTACTTACTTCTTTTGTGTAATATATGACATGACTGATAGAGAGTTCTATCTTTCCTTGATGCCACACCAATCCGTGTTAATGTTTCTCTGATTTTTAGAAAATCATCATTTTCTTTAAATGATATTTCTAACATATTGTCTATGTCATAACTCATCTCACTCCACCCTTGTTCATTCTTCTCTTTAGAATCCCGATCTCGTTTTTGTTCAAAATATTCAAATATTCTTCTGCTTTCTCTCGGGATACTGAATAGTATTCCATAACGATCTTCAAATCGTCTGCTAATTCAGGTTTTGCCCATTTTGCAAACCTTTTTCTTTTTCTAATACTATTTAGTAAATAATGATATTGTAGACGATGCGAAACATCAAATCTACTGTTCATTTCATTAGCATAGAGTAGAGTATCTTGGTGGTAAGATAATGATCTATTTACAAGAAAAGGAGCGTATTCTTTCTCATTGATATCATTCATGATATCTTTTTTAGAATATGTTATAGAATTTACAAAGTCAAATGGGTTCATATTGGTAGAACTCCTCTAGGTTTATGTTCATGTACAAATTTTAGTAATTCAGAAAAGTGATCACCTATACCTCTGTTTCTACCAATCAATTCTATAGTATTTTCAAAGTAGGAGTTCAATACATCACGATATAATTTACCACCGTAAATGTATATTTCACCTGAAGGATACTTTTCAGGTAGTCCTGTCTTAATCCATTGCTTTGATGCTTCCTCGGTCATTTTAAATTCGTAATATGATATAATATCAGAAGAATGTATTAGACCTAATTCTGCAGACATTATCCAAACATCTACTGTATCTAATAGATTTTCTTTACGAATTAATTTAAAAACTTTACCTTGATAGATATCAATGGCTTTGTGAGTACCAGGTAGTTTAGCTTGACAACACGAAACTATAAGTGTCTTCATTTATCTTTCCCATGGAAAGACAATCCAAGAACCATCATTGTAATTACTGTAAACAAGATTCGTACCTAATTCTGATGCATCAGTACCGAATAAACAGTAGCTTAAAACAGTTGGCATAGGTGAAGGTTTAGTTCTTTGTTTTTTAACAAAATCTATAACTCTTTTCATTGTATATCCAGTATCATAGATATCGTCTACAATTAATATTTTTGAACCTTCAGTATATGAATGAATACTTTCTCGTTTTGTATTATTTAAAATCCAATATGGTTTCTTGTCTTGTCCGTCTCTTGTTTGAAATCCTACGATTGACATTGGTACATTTCTCACATTAGATACATGAGCAGCCATACCAAGACTACCTCGATATATACCAACAACATGATCAAACTTTAACCAATCGATACTTTTCATATCTTTATCGTAATCAGACCATTGATAGAATAGTTTACTTTTATCGTCTTCTAATCTATACATCTAAAACTCCCGGCCAATGTTCAGGCACTTTCTCCGGAGCTCTTTGTCTTGATAACCATTTAGTCATGAATTCATCATAAGAAGATATTGATCCTAGACCTGTTGTATCCACAGGATTTTTTATTCTTCTGTCTAATTCAATCATAAAGTTACCAATAGTATTTGTGACCCACAACCATGGTGTCAAATATCTACCATGTATTGCTGAATCATGATCTTTCCAAAATCTTCTATCACCATTTACATTAGACTCTGACCATTTTGTTGAATCATTTATAAGTTGCATCGGTTCAGTAATACCAAAATCATTTAATGTATTTTTATCATATTCAAATATCTCATTAATGACAGGTAGTAATTGATCAGAATGAATTTGAGATAATCCTTTCTTTGATCTATGTACAACATCTACATCTATATTAACAAAGTTTTTATTTCTATATCTAGAATAGAACCATGATGATGCATGTGAAGATGAATCGTAAGATAAGTTTTTGATAAAACTAAAATAATCTGGTGATAGATAAAAAGGAGATAACGCTTCATGATTACCAACACCCAACAAGTGAACATTCTCTTTGATAACATCAGGTATCTGATATTCTTTCATAGCGTAGATCATTTCACATCTATGAGCAAATGAATTACCATTACATAGTGAACTTGGAGCAACACCACATACAAACATATTGATTTCTTCTTCATCAAGTCCTTGACAAATATATTCAATATATTCTCTGTATGTATCTACAGATTGACCTTGTGAGATCAACATTAGTTTTGCTTTTGATTCTTCTTGTTTGAAAACTTCAATCTGTCTTTTGACATTTTCTAAAGTATCATGAGCAGCTCTTTTGATATCACTTCTATCAAACCTTCTACCTGTAAGTGAAGCTTTCATTGAATTACCACCAATAAGTGATAGATCAAACTCAATCGGTATTTCATCAAATATCATTGCAACATCACAATACTTTGCTTGATGATAATACACTTTATCTTTTAACTCAGGTGTAATACCTTTTTTAGTTCTTGCCATTTGAAGACCACCAGAGTCAGCAAATAGACGATGCCATGAATCATTCATTGTCTCTGTCATAGTCACACCATGTTTTCTTTCTTGGTGTGCGTTGTACAACAATGATAAATTTTGATTATCAAATCTAGCATCTAGATCAGTAATCTTTTGATTCATATGTTTGATGTAAGGTGCAGCAACTACAGGATTGTAATAGAGATCATCAATCCCCATAGTTAGACCTGAAACTACATACTCAAACTTCATGACTGTAATGCTAACTTCATAAATTCTGATCTTACAGAATGTTTGTGAAAGAAATAACCACCTAACTTAGATGTAGTCATACCAGAGTTTTGATCTCCAATACCTCTAGACTTTACACAAAGATGTTCTGCTTGTACAAGAACAGCAATATTATCAGTACCCAAAATGTATTCTAGTGCATAGAAAATTTGTTCTGTCATTCTTTCTTGAACTTGTGGTCTTCTTGCAAAGAAATTTACAATTCTATTTAACTTAGAAAGTCCTACTACATTGTCATTTGGTATGTAAGCAACTTGAGCCATACCATTAAAGTTGACTAAGTGATGTTCACATAATGAATGAAATGTAATATCTTTCTGTATGATCATTTGATCATATCCCATTTTGTTTTCAAATACTGATACTTTCGGGAATCGATTATATGATAATCCTGAACATAATTCAGAAACATACATCTTCGCGACTCTATCCGCTGTACCAGCTATTGAATCATCTTCTCTATCTAGACCCAATACATCAACAACAATTTCCATGTTGTCTCTGATTAGTTCTATCTTCTCCTCGTCTGATAAAGAAGTTTCAGTAATAGGTGTTTCAACACCCTTTTCAACTAGATATTTAGCAACCTCTAGTCCAAGTTTTCTATCTGTTTTCATTTTTTCTCCATTTTTTCATGTGGTTTTGTCACACTCATTATATAATCACCCAAAATAATATGGGTTTTCTTTAGTCTCAAATCTAGATAAAGGTTCAAGACTATTATTCACTAGATTCATTTGATACATAACACCTGCTTCTGTCTCAAACGAACCATCAAATTTAGTTGACGATATATTCATATCATCATCATAAAATAAAGGACTAATCTCATTTCTAAAAAGAAATAAATTGTCCTTAGTGTATCTAGCACAACTAAATGTACCATCTACATTATCTAATTCACCACCTAGAACTAAATGTCTATGTAGTAATTCAGTATCCCAATCTACATTACCAAGTTCTTGTTTCCATTCTTGAACTTGATAATCTTTTATAATACCATTGTGCCATAGTAAATCACCATTAATATTTGAAGGGTGCGTTTCTACACTATCTGTTGTTGGTGCTTGAACATGACCAAGATAATATGTTGTTTTGTAATCTTCCTTTGACATATTAATTGAATCTTTAAATTCACCATGACCTGTATTTGTTGTTATGTGAACAACTTTTTCAGCTTCAGGATAATGTTGAAACATACCTGTTCGAAATACAGTTGTTGAATAAGCGAAGTTACCTCTATATTGATTAAGTTCAGCAAGTTCTAAAAACTTGTCTTTATCTTTACTACCAAATATTGCACACATTATAATTTCCAATCTATATCTATGTCGTAAGGAATTGGATCTTTACGACCTACTTTCATAAAATTCATTATTCTCTCAGCACATGAAGGACATTTACCACAAGATAGAATTCCTTGTGGATTATAACAAGTTAATGTATGTCTAAGTAAATCAAATTGTCCTAGTTCTATTGCTACTTCTATTTCTTCTGCTTTTGACATATGACTGAAAGGTGCTTCTATCTCAACTGAATGAGTTCTATTTTGAGAAGCTACAACATTCATTGTATCAACAAACTTTTGAGTTGTGTCCCAATAACCATATTCATCATGAACTTGTAAACCTGTAATTACTTTATTACAACCTTGTACTTCTGCATGACTCATTGCAATAGATAATAAAATCATATTTCTAAATGGTACATAAGTTACTGGTTGAGGATCACCTAATACTTCTTTGATATTTGGCATTTCTACATTTGTACCTGATATGTTTGCTGACATTGGTTGAGCTATTGTACCCAATACTGATAAATCAAGAATTGTATGTTCTATCTCTAGAGCTGTACACAAATCACCTGCTCTATCAATCTCTAATACTTGTTTTTGATTATAATTAAAAGTAACAGCTTGAACATTATCTTTACCATACTTATCAACGCACATCATAGTTGCAACTGAACTATCCAGACCACCACTTAATACTACTAATACTTTATCCATTATGTACCTATCTGATTACCAAAGATATAACAATGTACTCTTGCTGATACATTGTAACCTCTTTCCATTGTTTGAAGTGTAATTTCTTTTGCTACTTCATCTTGAGATTCTTCTGTTGCACCTACAGGCATTATCCATATCGGATACATAACACCTGCTTTTCTAAACTTAACGATTGATTCTTCAATCTCATTCCATGATGCATCAGAACCATTACAAACAAACTTTAGTTGTCCAACTTCTGATATATCATGATATTGTTTTACTATGTCCGGACATACAGCATCTTTCTCACCACTTGTATTAAACATTTTCGGACTTACTGAAAAGAAATATTCAACTTCACCATTCATACTCATTAGATGATTATGTAATACAGTTTCCATTGGTCTTGTACCATTCGTTTCCCAAGTTATATTTGTAAATCTTTTACCAAACTTTTGACGACACAATCTTTCCATTTCTTCTAGAATCTTTACAGTCTTCTTTTGAGCTGCTTTCATTAATGGTTCACCACCAGTAAAAGCTATGTGAGTATTTTGATTATACATTTGATCGAATAATTTCTTTGCAACTTCTTCTTCTGATTCTTTGTGTTGTAGTTTAGCAAACTTCTTTGACCATGAGTAAGACGAATCACACCCATATTTCCATACAGGTAAATCTTCTACATTCTTGACTTCTATTATATCAAAGTCTTTATATGGTAATTTATATGTTGACGGATCAGTCGGATCATCTTGTCCAAAACCATTACACTCTAAATTACAACCAAAAAATCTTAACCAAGTTGTAGGTACACCTGTATAGTGTCCTTCACCTTGAATACTTTTAAAAATTTCCGAATACAGCACTGTTTGCTCCATGTTCGAATACACGAACTGATTTTATTTTAACTCTATCATTAGATAATTCTGTTTCACAAAATTTGTATACATATTCAGCAAAAGCTTCACAACCTACATTATCCATTTCTCTAAGATCAATAAGACCATCTTTTTGTAATCTTATAAATGTATCGATATAAGGATCATCTTTTGCTATTACTGTTGTATGATCAAAAGTTTGTTTTAACATATCTTTAACTATACCTAAATCACCGAAATCGATTACCCAATTTCTATCGTCTAATGTTTCTGCTTCGAATGTTATTTCAAAACCCAAAGCATATCCATGAATTAAATTGCAATGAGAATCAGCTCTCCATTGTCTGAAAGCACATGAATGTCCTGTCTCATTACCGTATGTTTTTATTACTTGATACTTCAATTTATTTTACACTCCATCATTAACTCTGTCATACATGCTACCATGTTGACTTCTTGATCAGCAACAAAAGCTGACTTGTATGTGTAATCACTCAAGATAATGATTGCTTGAGGGATACTACTATTTTCCATTCTAGTAAACAAACTATCGTATATCTTTCGATAGATTGCTTGTGGATCATTATGTATATTTAGCGCTACCCATTTTCTCATTTTTGAGAATTCTTTATCACGAATAAAACCTAATACTTCACTTAATGATTCATCATCTAGATTTGCAAGTACTCCACTATCTATTTTGCCTGATGAAGAATACTTTTGTAATTCGTTAAGTACTCTACGAAAATCCGGAAAGAACTTTTGAATTAGTTGAACAACTACTTGTTCATTGTATTCGATATTTTCTTGTTTAAGAATATCTAATACTCTTTGAAAGATACCATTTGCTATCTGTGGTTTTTCACTTGACTCAATAGTAAAATCAACAACACTACATCTTGAATGTAATGGAGAAATGATTCTGTTTTTGTAATTACAAGTAAATATGAATCTACAGTTTTTAGAAAATTCTTCTATAAAACCTCTAAGTGCTGGTTGAGTAGATTGTGGATTCAGATAATCTGCTTCATCTAGAATTACAATCTTCGGACCACCACCTAGTGAAACTGTAGACGCAAACTGTTTGATTTTGACTCTAAGTGTATCAATGTTTCTTTCTTCTGAACCATTGATCAATACAAAGTCAGCATCTAATTCATTACATAGTGCTCTTGCTACAGTAGTTTTACCTACACCTGCAGTACCACATAGTAATAGATTTGGTATCTCACTATTGTTTACAAAATCCTGAAATATCTTTTTTGTTGTAGTTGGTAATATACACTCTGAAATATTTCTAGGTCTGTACTTTTCAACCCATAGAAATTCTTCTTTCATTACTAACCTTCATTATAAGTTGAGTCAGGTTCTAGAGCTATGAAGTATTCAACTGCAATGTCTCTATTAGTAAATTGAGCTATTCCTTTTGATGATACAAAGACTGTATAGTTACCATTGATAACTTTGATGTTCTCCATTCTCAAGAACATTTCAAAAGTTGAACCGTTACCTTGAGCAACTACTCTACTGTAAGTGTTAGATGTAGAATTCTTTTTGTCTTTGACTGTTAATGAAACTGTTGTACCATCACTAGATAAAACCATATCCGGTAATGATAGTACCGACGAAGCTTTGAGTAAACTTCCAAGTACTTCATCATCAAGATCAAAAGTGATCTCTGGATCTGGCATTGTAATATCTTTCTGTGGTGATATAACCATTTGAGGATCAGCATAGTAATAAGTTACTGAGTTATCACCTTCAGTTACATTTACTGATTCTCCATTGAAATTGAAGTCTGGTGTATCAAACAATGATACTGCTCCAAGATATTCTGATAAATCATAGATTGAATGTTCTTGATCGAATGTTTCATCTACGACTGCTTTTGCGAAGATATTTTTCATCGCACTAACTGTTGACAATTCGTTACCTGCCTTAACAGTTATACCTGAATTAATTGTCGAAAAATTATTCAGGACATTAAGTGTGTTGCTACTTAATTTCATTTTCACTTTCTCCATTATTTAGATCATGCACATGAAGTGCAATTATACCATAATGTAAAACTTTCAGTAAGTCTTTACGATTATAGCCTTCCTTTTTACCATAGCGTTGAGCATATTTGAGAATGTTACCAATACAGAAACCTTCTCCATGTCCACCGTCTACTATAAATTCTGTTGCTTGAAATTTGTTTTGATTGTAATGTGATCCTGAGTCTTTACCATATGTTGAATCGATATATTCTTTCAATTCTTTTACTAGTTCACCTTCACTAAATTTATAATCTATTTTCAAACTCATATATCTATTTTACTACAGAACTCTGATTTGTCAACCCTCTTTCTGTTATATTTTGTTCTGTCTCTATGAACTTTAGTTACACCATGCTTGGGTGTCTTCTTATGTTCTTTTACTTCTGGTTTTGGTTTACCAAAAATTCTTTCCCATTGATCTTGATATTGACCAGGTTTCTCTGGTCTTCTTTTAGAACCTTTACCACCATGCCACTTAGTCACAATCATCATATCCTACTGTATAATAAACAGTTAATTCTTCACCTTCTTCTATAGGTTTAATTGTATACAACTCTCTTTGTTGTCCATTATGATAATGAATATTCATATTGATAAAACAATTAGGATCCTCTGAATGATTTATAAAACCACCAAGAGGTGTTCTTATCCAATCCCATCTATTTGCTTCCCATACATGAGTCACACCAAGAAAGGCACCTGCTTTCAAATCTGTTTTTGTAAATAATCCATTACCATTTATAGGTGAACTAGCAATAGTCAATCCGTCAGGTAATGGTTTGTAATGTTGTGGTCCAAATTTTTTCATACTATATACCAAGTTGGTGTTGGTCTTTTTTTCCAAACACTAAAACTACTTTTCTCACCCATGTAATATTTTTGATATGCTTCAACTGAATCTTCACCTTTATATTGATCAGGCATACATTGAGGTGGTTGATAAAACTTTTTGTTAACCGGAATGTTCATGGGTGGTTTTCTCAATGTGTCTCTCAATTTTAAATCTGTCATGTGTCCTTTACCATAACGATATGTGTATTCATCACATAGTGCTTCGAATAATCTATATAACCACCAATAGTTGTGTACATTATCTCTAACCCATATTGTACTTGGGTGATTTACATGAGCTTTCTTGTACATGAAAAGTTCATCAGCTCTTTCATCACCGTCAAGAACTCTATGTGCAGTACATAACATTTGTGCTGATTCTAAGATCATCTTTACACAATGTTTATCATTATGTTCTACTGCAGCTATCTCAGGATTTTCATTCAAATAAAAAATATTCATATTAATGATGTCCTATGTGCATACCAATTAAAATACCGATAGCTAATACTAACCAATCAACCACAAAATGCCATGCGAAAGAAAGTGTCAATATTTCTTTCCAATGTAACTTACATACTTCTATATACTTATCACTCATAAATTAAACCACCATACTATAAAACCAAACACAATAATGTAAGGTGCAAACTTCCAACCAAGTCTGATTGACCCAGCAACAAAGCTGAAAAGTATACCCAAACACAAACCAATAACTATTAGTGGTACCATTATGTTCCACATTATTTCCAATTCATTCATAATGCTTGAATTCTCCTAAGTAAAGCTGAAACTTCTTTCCACTCTAAATGTCCAATGACATCACTAGTGATCTCTGTTGAATAATCTAGATCACCTTCTTCATCTAGAACTGCCAACTCCCATTTACCATCTTTGTACCCATAAGAACCTTCGTGTCTAATAACACTAGCTCCTTTCTTGTTATCAAATTGGTAAAGTTTTTGAACGCCACCATAATGTTCTGTTTCTTCATAACAGTATTCACTAAGTGGTCTTTTATAATTGTATTCTGAAATCATAATATAATTGTACTCTCATTTTTTAAATTTGTCAAACTGGAGCTATCGGTCGGATTCGAACCGACGACCTGCTGATTACAAATCAGCTGCTCTGCCAACTGAGCTACGATAGCGAATCTGGTGGAGCGAGAGGGAATCGAACCCACGACCTTCTGGATGCAAACCAGACGCTCTCCCTACTGAGCTACCGCCCCGAAATTTTTTCATAACATATTTCACAAAACTCTGGATCAACTAATACTAACTGATCTTTGACTAAACTTGGTCTTCCTGTCAAATTAGTAGCAACATAAAGTTCTACATCTGAGTCAATATATGTTCCACACTTGGAACATTTTCCTGGACCAAATTTCTTTTCAAAATCAATCGGTGTCATCTGCGTAAACTACATCCATTAGTTCTTCGAACATTGTCCTAAAGTTTTCTTTTGATATAAATGCTGCATCATGTTTAATCTGATTTCTTCTGTAAACATCATACGCATCATCTAATTGTTTTTCTAAATATAAAATCATAAAATAAAATTTGGTGGGATGGAGTCGCTGTCTATACTACAAGAGCTAGAATAAAATTGTCCTCTTTGTATAATGTCGTACTCCTGTCCCTACCCGAGCTCGAAGCCCCTATTGATCCTTGTACTTACGAACACCTTCGTAAATTACATAACCTAATAAAACCCATAATCCTATATTGAATAATAACTCAATAGAATTCATAGGTAACCAAAATAGATTGTATAAAAAATCCATTACCATTTCTCCTTACCAATTATCTTACCTTGTTTATAATCCATGTATCTACTTTGTGTCTCAAAGTTAGTCGGATTATTATCTGTTCCAACATAAGTAAATTTTGAATATAAAGTTGAAGGATTGACATGATCAAATTCTCTTTCACATTCTACATTGTGTTCAACTGAATACTTACCTATGTCTAAATTGGTACCATAGATGTATTTACCATTATCCATTTTCATATACAGTAATTCTGATATACTAGACATTAAGCAATACCTCTAATATAAGCTCTAACTAAATCTTCACCTTTTAAGTCTTTACCAAAAGTTCTGATTAGTTTACCTTTTTGTTTTCTTTCTATTCGACCACTATTGAATTGTGTATCGATCACATTACCTTTTTTAAAATCAACTTTTGAGTCCTCTGTCTCATACCACATAGAAGTTAATCTATGAATATGAACACTTCGTGGTATCTTTGCCACTCCTCAGCTTCTAATGTTAATCTTTGAAATTCTACTTTATCGTCATATTGAGTCATATTAATTCTCGGTTATTATTTATCTCTGAAAAAACCTCCCCCCTTAGTTCAGAACAAACATTAGGAGAGAGGCCGAGGTAAATCATTTTAAAATATATCTTCTGAGTTGTCAGGAGTATCATAATCATCTTTGACTTCCGATGATAGTTCTGACTCCTCTGTTTCAGGATTGATAACTTCATCATCTACTTTAGTGTAGAGATCAAGGAAAGTTGATTTCGTTTCTGAATCAAACCTTGCAACACACATTTCGATTGCTTTCAATTTGTTATCAAACATTTTGTAAGCTTGTGCAATGTGAACCAATCTTCTAGTTGAGATCAATTCATCAATTGCTCCTTCGTAAAAACTTTTTCTGATAACATCAGCCCAAGTGACTAAGTTATCAACATAGTCTCCGTAACCAGTGACACCAAGTTTCTCAAATTCTTTTTTGAGAATTGTTTTCTCAATTGCATTTGAAGGATATTCTTGTTCCATTGTAATTGAGAACCTTTCAAGAAAAGCTTCGTTAAGAACATTAGTCCCGATAAATCTACCATCATCGGATCCTTTACCTTTAGTGTTCGCTGTCGCGACTATTGTAAAACCATCTTCTGGAGAAACATATTCACCAGTTTTTTTGTTTAAGTAACCTTTACCTTCAAGTATTGATTGAAGACACATAATTTTGTTAGACGCTAGATCGATTTCGTCAATCAAAAGAACAGCACCTTTTCTCATTGCTTTGAGAACAGGTCCTTCTCTGAAAACAATGTTACCATCAACCAATGTATTAGAACCGATAAGATCATCTTCATCGGTCTCAATAGTAACATTGACTCTGTAACATTCTTTTTTGAGTCTAGCACATATTTGTTCAACCATCATAGTTTTACCATTACCTGATAATCCTGTGATGAAAACTGGAAAGAACAATCCTGAACTGAGGATTGATTTTAAATCTGTAAAGTGTCCAAAAGGAACATACTCTTTGATTTGTTCAGGTACAACTGAAACATCATTTAAGAGAACATTAACTGCTCCCGTTGAAGTAGGACCTACTGGTAGATCAACTACATTGTTTTGAACTGCAACACCTGCTAGTTCTAAAGAGTAAGTACCATGTCCTACTCTGTAAGCTGGTTTTTGTAACCATGAAGGATTTGGACATCCTGTCTCTGCACAAATCTTTTTGATTTGTGATTTTGAAAACTCAGCTTGTCCTGGATAGAGTCCAGCAGCTGCGTCAATAAATTTCTCATGTTGAGCTGTCAATTTAATCATACTATATTTACCTCGTTAATTTGATTATTTTTCATTATGTACATATTATACAAAAAGGGTACCAGCGGTTTCAAGTTTTTTATCATACCGCCATTTGTTCTACAAATTGATTTAAGATAACTCTTTGTTTCATTTTGTTGTTACCCGCTTTTACTAATGCTCTTTTCAAAGCACCTTTGTTTGCACCTTGATCAACATTAAGTTGATCTTCATCATAGTTGATTGATATTTTCTTTTGATTAATAATAATCGCTAGATCATAACAACCATCATTGAAAGTAGTTGCAATTTGTCTGAATTCTTTTACTTTGATATCACCTTCAACACCATACGCAGAACATTTAGTATCACAAAAATTTTGTGCATCCCACACGACATCTTTTGGTCTGTTTTCTTTGATGTAAAATCCGATAGTGTTACAACCTGTAGTTTCTTTCAACCAATTCAAAAGACCATGAGTTGTTGATCTGTATCCAGTGTTAGCCAGTTTCATAGTTAGATTTCTTTTTCTATCTACTATGTGAGGATTACTACCTCTTGTAAATAGTGAATGACTGGATCCGTCTGTAAGAGTAATAAAACTACAGATATCAAGATTATGTTGTCTTTGAAAATCTAAAATGTAATCTCTTAGAACTACGATTGAATGATCAAGAGGAGTACCACCTAAATGCAATCCCATTGGTATAAAAAAGTTAGTATCATGAGTTGTCGATTCATCATAGTAATAACTGTATCCATGATCGATTGTGTAACCAAGTTGAAACCAATTTTCCATTGCTCTTGTAAATTCTGTATTAGACATTCTATCTGAGAACATTTCTAGAAGTCCAAGATTACCTAATGTCCAATCATTTTCTGTATCAGTTTTTTCAAATTCTTTACCATATCTTTTGTATTCATCTTTTTTCTGAATAGTTTCAAAGTCATCATCATAATTTCTATGTCTCATGTATGAGTCACTAAAAGCAAACAAAGTAAATGGTATTGCAAGTCTTCTACAATACATTGAAAGTAATGATGCTTGTTCTATTGTATTTTGAACTGTACCTGACATGGATCCGGACCAATCTAGTACCATAACGATACCATGATTCTTACCTTCCGGAGTAACTTGTACTCTATTGAAGATATCATCTTTTAATTGAAACAAGTGAAGTTTATCCATGTTCAACTCACCTGATTTAGCTGACCAACTTCTTTTGTAAGCTGCAGCTGCTTTTTTCATTTCGAATTCTTTGACCATATAGTTGATGATCTTTTTGTTTGAGTCTTGAAACTCTTTGACTGTTTTAGAAACTCTAGTTCTGTTTAAACCTTTTTCATTCGATTCACTAGGACCAAACTGTTTATCAATTTCTTTGAAATCAACAATGTAATTTTTATATTTGATTTTATCTTTGATCTCAAAATAAGTTGGTTCAGGATCAGACCAATCATGTTCAGTTTTGTATAACTCTGATTCTTTTTCTCTGAAAGCATGATCAGTAATTGATTTGTTCATTTCATCAAGAAGTTGATCTAGAGGAGACCTAGTACTACTTTTTTCTGAACCTTCTCCTTCTTCTGATTTGTTAGAATCTTGATCTGATTCTTCTTCTTCTGATTCTTCTTCACCTTCTTCACCTTCTTCGGAA